GAACGGAAGAAGCTCCCGTTCTCTGGTGTGATCAAGGACTCGCTGCAGTCGGAGCTCCCTCTGGCGCTCCTTGCGAGACTGGGCCGTGCGTTGCCGTGTGGTCGATTGGTTACAAAAGCCAGGATCGAACACAAGACGGCACTCACGGCCCCGTCAGGACCTCCCGACCCTGTCCTGGCTGGCCCCATGGCGACGTTGAAGACGGCGTTCATACGTATGAAAGACGTTGAACCCGGTCGGTCGGCTCCCCGACCTCTCTTCAATGCCTCATGGGATCGTTCCAGAAAGCAGGGTGGTCAAGCCTCGGTTATGCGAGAGATCGCGGCACCGAGTGACCTGACGGGGTGGTTTTCCTCCTCGGCCGGGCAGATGTTCGTCGCTGCGTCAGCATGGAATCGGTTGGCTACCGACCCCATGGACTTTCGCACCGAAGATCTCCCGAAGGCCAGGCAGGAGGCCGTCCCCGAACGGGGCTGGAAGGTTAGAGTCGTTACGGCCATGGACACGGCGGAGGTTGTGCGTGGGCACGCCATCCGCTCTTGCGCGTGGCCGTTCGTCGAGAACCTTCCAGGAGTGGTCCTAGAGGATGCAACTGAGGAGGCTGCAGCTTTGGCGATGCGCGTTCCACGAGAAGGTGAGGTCTTCGTGTCCGTCGATCTGACGGCCGCGACCGATCACCCTCCGTTCTGGGCTGCATATTGGGCTTGGGACACCTTTCTCTCGGTTCGAGGTGACGACTTTGGAGACGTCACCGCCGATGAGATCGCGGCCCACCTTGGCCCGCACTCCATCCAATCCCCCCTTGGTGAGTTCGTCACCGAGAGGGGTTGGCTCATGGGACACCCGCTGACCTGGATCACACTTGTGTGGGTCCATTGGGCGGTCGTCGCCAGCATCTACCCCCGAGGAGACTTCCTCATTAAGGGGGATGACGCTGTCCTCGTCGGCCCATTAAAGGCCTTCGAGCGTTACTGTGAGGTTATGGAGCGCATTGGTTTCAAGGTGAACCGACGCAAGACTTTCCTGTCTACCAGAGGCTTTCTCTTCTGCGAGCGTTTATACCTCGCGGACGGACGATCCGTCCGAAAGCTGGCTGGTGACGTGAGTCTTGCGGGCGTCACGATTCCCAATCTGGAGACCATGGCAACGTTGGCTGAGAAGATGGATGAGCTCAAGCCCAAGGCTTACAAGGTGGCGTGCAGGGCGACGTGGACATACACTCGTCGCCTTCGCGTCGCCCTTGAGCGTGCTCGAATCCCTCTTTCTCTTCCCCGCATTCTTGGCGGTGCTGGTTTCCCGCACCGCCGCCGGCTCTTCGGTTCGCTTCGTTCTCATCGTCGGCTGGCGTCCTGGATGTTGACAGGACACCCGCCACCTCCGATTTGGTCTTGGATGTCGGAGATGTACGAAGAGGTCGATTCCGAACTGAAGTCTTCTACGCGTCGGCTTCACCGTTCCGGTGAGCTCGGTATACGCGTGCCGGGGGATGGCGTCTCGCTTCTCGGCCCTCTTGGCTTGGGCCGTTCGCTAGTCGTCGGTCCCGAGGCGGTCCGTGAGCCAACGTTGACGGAGGTTGGTCGCCGGTTTCGGCGTTTCGCCCGTTCCATTAACGGGCGTCCGCCCCACCAGATCAACCCTCTCTCGTGGAATTGGTACAGGGTCCGAGCTTCCATTGCAAGGAGCAGGTCGCTCGGCAAGTACGTTCCGGTGTGGGCACAAAGTGTCCAAGAAGGGGTTCACTCCTTCCAACTCTAGCCAAGTTGGTGGGAGGCCCAGCTACTCTCCAG